CTCAATTAAGAGTAGGGTTTAATATTTTTAAAATGCTATACTGATTAGCTATTAGTTCCGTATACAACTGTTGGATTTCCACCTGCCAATCCTGCGAATGGATTTGAGATTGTAGAACCGCTAATGAATGATGCCGGTAATTGTTCCATACCTGTGAACGTTACTGAATAACCGAAAAGGTCACCCATTGCTGCTCCTGTTTGAATTGTACCTGCAGTTACATCTGCACCTTCGTTTTCACCCACTAATAATGATTCTCCATTCATTGTATGAATTACGATTTGAGGTCTACCATAAGCCATAAGCTTTAATTGTGTAGTCATTTCGTTAGTCAACTTCTTCAAATTAAGAACTAATTCTTGTGAGAAAAATGTTGTACCGTTTTCACGAGATGTATTAACTGTTTCAGTATATGCACTTGTTCCTTTAAGTTGGTAATAGTATACTGTACTTCCCGATGGGAATGCAGTTACTTCACCTGTTCCGTTTTTAGTGAAAGAACCTGTCGTATAGTTTAAGAAGTAAACGCCAGCCAAGCCACCGATACTATCTTTACATACTTCGTTTCTTCCAGCTGATAAATTACAAGCCATATCTTTAAGTTTTTATTTGTTAATAATAGGGTGAGGATAAACTCCCCACCCTTTATTTAATTGTTATTAGTAAGCTCCGTAGTAAACGATATCTTGTCCGATACCGAATTGTACGCCAGAGGTGAAACGCATTATAACGCGGTAATTTTGACTTCCGTCAATGTTACTCATGTCTAAAACCTTCACTTCATTATAGTCCGAAAGCAAACCAGTTCCAAAGAATAAGTTTGATTTCTGAGCTGCAACTACTTTGTTTGCACTCATACCTGGACACATTACGATATCAATACCATTGAAGTTGTAAGGTTTTTCTCCTACAGTCAATTGGTTGTTGTATCCGTTTGCTCCTACTGAACCACCACCTAATGCAGTTTGGTATGCTTTAGCAACACCTGTACCTACATAAAGTAATAAATCCTCTTTACCATAAACTGCGTCAGGGATAGAGTTTACGATATCGTTAAATTTAGCGATTACGTTTGTAGATGTGATAGAGCCAGAGATTGGCTGTCCACCGATTAATGCAGAGCCAGAGTAAGCTGGGATAACACCAGTTGATACTGTGATTGCTCCTGATACTACTGTTGTTCCAGCTGCAATTGATGCAGATAATAAACCTTCAAAACCTAAGAATGAACCATTTGTGTTAGTTCCTCTCCAAATGTTTATTTCTGTTGCTTCAGCTACTTTACCACCTACATAAGAGATTAAGTAATCATTGAATGATGCAGGGATAGTATCAAATGCACTATAACCCAATTGTAATGCGTTCCATGAATCAACAAATTCTTGCTTACATAATTCTAAGTTAACTTGTAATTCTTTTGGAGTTAAAATTTGTTCAGATATTGCTACACTACCTGAAGTTACGAAATCACAAGAAGCATCTTGTACGATTCCACTTACCTCTAATTTTTGGATAACTTCTTTGAATTTCACGTTAGGGTGAATCTCAATGTATTTATTATCCAACGTTTTTGCACTTAAAAGTGCTGCTGCGATGTATTGCCCTGCGAACTCACCTGCGTAGGTAGAGTTTGATATTGTAGGCAATGCAAAGTTTTGATTTTTTTTCATTGTTTTTTCCTTTTGGAGTTAATAATTTATTTATATAATTTTGATAAGAAAGATGATTGTGTATTCATTGTTTTCTTACCGTAATTTTTTCTATTTAATTCTACTGAAGACATTTTAGTTTCAAGAGGTGCTCCATTCAATTTAGGAAGTTCTTCTTCATCTTCCTCCATTTCTATATCTTCTTCTTTAACTACTTCTTCTTCCATCTTCATCTTACCCATTTCTTCCATCTTCTTCTCCATCTCTTCGATACGATAAGCTAATTTAGAAACCATATCTTTTAATTCGATTTCGATAGATGGTTCTTCTTCAATATCTGCTGGCATTCCATCACCTGTTGAAGGTAAAGGACCTACTTCTTCAGTTGTTTCTGCCATTTGAACATCTTCAACTGCTTCAGCACCATCAGCTTGTGGTATCTCTTCTGTTTTAACGGTTTCAGCATCTGCATCAGCTAATTCAACGTTCATTCTTTCTTCAATCTTACCATCTTTAGTGATAACTTTGATTAAGTTTTCGTTGCCTGCTTCATCTTTCAATGCTAATTCATGCTCACCATCAGGAGCAGGGGTTTTAGTACCATCTTCTGATACTACGAACAAATCTTCACCTACATCGAAAGTAGGGGATTCTACAATTGTTCCATCTTTTAATCTAGCATAAGTTAATCGTACTTCATCTTTATTTAAAAGTGTGATTATCTTATTTAGGACTTGTTTTGCGTTCATAATAAATCTATTGTTTAGTTATTTAACATATGTTATTTAAAAAGTTGTAATTTTTTTTATGTTTATATTGTAAAGTTTCCTGATGATGTAAATGTATGGTAAGTATATCCACCACTTTGTGTTATAGTTCCACCAATTGCTCTCTGTGTTCCACTATATCTTATTATTACAGTTCCATTATATCCAGTTAACCCTTCTTCCGTAGAAGTTACATAAACACCAGCTCCACCTGAACCTGGAGTACCATCACCAATTCCACCATATCCGTTTGCACCACCAGCACCTGCTGCGTAATAATTTCCATTTAACCATATTTTTCCATCTCCACCAGTTCTAAATGGAGAGTTAGTAGGAGCAGATGCTGCACCACCACCGGCACCACCCCACCATCCATTGGTTGAATCGTTTAGATAATATCCAGCTGCACCATCAAATCCTTGACCAGCAGTTCCTAATCCACCACTTCTTCCTGTGATAGAACCACCACCTGAACCACCAGTTCCACCTGTTTCCTGTACAGGAGTTCCTAAACATCCACCTCTACCTCCACCAATAGATTCTAATGAATTAAATGATGAATTAGTACCATTTGCAGAGTCTCTACCTGCTCCATTATATGATGCTCCTTGTCCACCTGTTCCAACTATTACAGGTAATGATTGAAATGCAGAAGATAATGTTGCACTACCTGATTGCCAACCACCTGCTCCACCACCTGCACCTGCTGATAATTTAGAATTACCAATTCCACCACCACCACCACCGGCAACAACTAAGTATTCAATGTTAATAGGATATTTAAATTCTAAACTAACATCAGTAGAACCTAAATACTCACTCATCAATTGGTTTCCTAAATATATTATTGCCATATTATTTTATGTTTATTATTATCCTGGCCATACCATTCTACCACCAAAGTTATATTGTGATACTATGTTTGTTGCAGTTGTACCTGTTCCTGTTACTAATGGTAATTTGTGAACATAAAGTGAATTATTCCACGGTATTAAATATAAATCTCCGTTTGCTCCCATTGTAATACCTTGAAATGAAGTATCACTATTTGATATTGTTATGTTACCCGATGTGTTAGCAGTTGGGTCAAACCATCTAATTGTTCCTACACCATTAATTGATGAAACAATGTATATTCTACCATCTAATCCAATACAAGCGTTAGATGATTGGAATGCACTTGCTAAAGTATGTGCTGCTGATATTACACCGGTACTTATATTTAATTTTCTAATTACCGTACTTGCATTACTTGGTAATAAATAAATAAATCCATCATAATGTTGTATCAATGTTGGAAATGTTCCACCACCAGTTGCTATAGTAGTAGATGTATCCGTAACAGGGTCATATTTTAATATATTTGAACCACCACTATTACCAGCATTACCCCAATACATACAACCATCAGAACCTAAAGTACCTCTTTCACCATATTGTGCACCAGGTGAAGTTAATGTAGTTGTTGTGTTTGTTGATATTTGGTATCTTCTCATACCAGTATAAAAAAACTCTCCACAACCATACAAATAATCTCCATTAAATCCTTGTATTGCGTTTGTAGTTCTATCAGGAGGACCTGATATATTAGATGATACATCTGTTGAACATACTATTTTAGAACCACCAGCACCAAATGAATATACTGTATTTGTTATCTTATCATATACACTACCTACCGTACTATT